TTCCATCTGAATCTACTCTCCCAACCCGGCCTAGACCAATTAATACTGGAAAAGCATCTCCTTTTACTTCTGCTTGATTGTCGCTTCCATCAGCATACCACGTTGGAGAAGTAACAAGGTCTGTGTTGCCTCCAAGCTCAAATATTTGATCTGGCTTTGAGTTTCCGCTCGCATCATCATTTGGACCAGCACTAAAGAAAACTCGCTGCTTTCCTCTGTACGTGTACTCCGTCATGTTGTCCCAATTAAGAAGACGCTGCTTTACAGCAGAGAAAGCAGGAGGAGTTGCGTCTGAAGCAGGAAAAGACGCTCCTGGCGTAAGAGACGTTGCCGTGTACTCAGGTTGAGCGCCAGAGCACCAAATAGACCACTTGCCAGGCCCTGCTCCTTCAAGCATGTCCGCGTAATTAAACACCCAAACCATGTTGTTTTTGGGGGAATCGTTTGCTGGCAAACTAAGCATAATTTGCTGCTTTCGTTTGTCATTAATGCAAATTGCTCGGTCCATTGCGTTTGGATTCACAAAGAACGGATACCCAATGTTACTAGCTTGGAGTTTCTTTTCGTTAGCCCTAGTGATGCTTGGGCGAGTTCTGCTAAACCAAAGCCCATCCATTTCATACGATATTTTATTAATCGTATTTCCGTCTGTCATGTAGCAGCCATCGGTCGCTACAAAAAACAAATAGTCTTTAAAATAACAAAACGCTCGAGATCCAACTAGCGAAAGCTCTGCAATGCGAACGCGGCGTGGCGAAATGCTACCGTGATTAATTATCTTGTAAACATTCCTTTCGCCAAATACGACTAGGTTTGTGCCTACCCCAACAGTAGCAATAACGTCTTCATTAAAAACCCAATAAAAACCACCAGGGTCTGTGACAGGAAAACTTCTCCAAAGTGCTGGCTCAGAAACCAAAATAGAGCTAGCGTCAATGCTAACCCTGTCTCTTTCAAGATTAATAGTTTCTTCTGGGGGGCTATTTAAATGGGCTTTTTCTGATTGCGATGGAATAACAGAGCTTAACTCACAGCTTTGAGTTCTTTTAAATCCAGAAATTACAATCTGGTCAAAGAAATAAGAAAATGTTGTTGGTTTTAGATCGCTCAAAAGATACGACATTACAAGAGGCAGGTTGCCTTTCTCGAAGACATTTGAGCGGACATTAAAATTATCGCCCTGGTTGTCGGATGTGCCTACAGTCTTATTAGTAGGTTTTAAGATCTCCACTTCCCACAAAGCGCCAATGCCATTGCAGAAATAAACAAACCTTCCTGCTGCCACAAAGTTATACTGAGACTTTGGGAAATACCCCTCAGAGAAAGGCTCTTCAGAGCCGCCATCTATATTTGTGGGCTGAGGGCTAATAGCGGGGTCAAAAGGCCCTGTAAGGCGATACCAGGCCCTAGCGTCCCCACCCTCTTCAAAAACAATCAAGTATACTTTATTGCCTAAATCTACGCTGCTAAAAATGCCAAAAACAAAAAGCTCGCCTTCTAGCATGTAGGTAAACAAGCCTTGGCATCTTAAGTCACTTATTGCAGGATTTGGGGCAATAAAACGCGCTGGATTGGCAAACGGACGAACCCCTGGGCGTGTTTTGTATACGCCTCGGTCTGACACATCTACGTTAAGAAGAAGGTCTGGGGCGTCTGGAGGGGTAACTGAGCGGGTATCCATCCCCTTAAAAGGAGGCTTGTACTCCGCGATAACTGGCGATGATGGTCTCATTTAGTACTCCCATCGCATTGAATCTCTTTGTTGTGGCTGCTGGCGTTGACGCTGACGACAACCCATCTTTAGGTTTGAGTCGTACTCTCCAATGACTTCTTGGTAAAGAGCAGCCAACTGAGAGATGTCTTCGCCTTTTGCGCTTTTGGCTTGAATTGCAGCCTTGTACACAATTGCAGAATGAAACTGGGGCAAAAACCCACCCAGCAAATCCTGGTCTTTATCTATTAAGTCAGGAAGTTTGTCAGGAGTCCAGCGCATATACACATAGACCTCTTCTCTAGGAATAGGCCGAATGGAGAACATTTTCCCCATAAAAAACGCTTGAACAGTTCCCGTATTTCCATAGCTGAAACTTGGGATGTCAATTAACGCACCGACAGAAGTGGTTCCCTGCAAAGAAGTGCTCGCATTAACAGAAGTCATAAAACCGCTAGACTCCATATTTGTTCGACGAGCTAAATTAAGTTGAGCAGGAGCATTATTTACACCGATGTCTTCGTTTTTACTTAAAAGACCGGCATACCAAATTGCCATAGGCAGACCAGACAACTTAGCGTTAAGGTCTACCTCGTTTGCGTTTGCGTCGTAAGTAAACCTGTCTGTGACTTGAAATATCTCCGGGCCGTAGTTCACTACCCGGTGATACATATCTAGGTTTGCATCAGAAAGAAGGTCTAGCAGGTATTGCTCAGTCCAACCACCAGAGCCGTCCACCTTCCCACGGCGTTGCAAATATCCATTGAGGCGGCGTACAGCGTCTTCTACATTCATTACGGTATAATAATGCTAGAGGTAGTTTTATTTCGGTCAAACGCTGACCCAAAGTATTTACTACCGTAGTTTGGTCCTGAACCATCTTCGCCAAGGCAGAAGTTCATGTCTTCTCCAGTGGCACGTTTCCAAATCCAAAAGATATCGTCTACTCGACCATTTGCTTCATTAATAGCATCTTTGAGTTGAGTTTCCTGAGCTTTATCTTTTAGATCTTGCATTCTTTGAATAGCTGCGTGACGGCCCTCGCGCCAGTCGAGAACCAGTACACGCAACGAATCCAAATGGACTTCCGAAGGAGTCCCGAATGACCCAGCTTCACCAGGGACCTCAATGGTCATGATAGTAAAGATGGGTTTCTTTCCCCGGTACCTTTCGTTATTTGGCTTTTGCCCGAATACAACCCAACGATTTAACTGAACTCCGTCAAAGTTCTTTTCCACAAAGCGTAGATAAAACTTCTCGTCAGGCAATAAGCCATCTAACCCATTAGCGCGTGTTTCCCACTCTTTATGGGGTCCAGCATCGCTAGTGTCTACAAGGTGCCGGAAAAAATCTAACTCTTGACGAATTAGATCATCCCGGTTTTCCATCATTGGAAGCATAGCTGCCCTTTACTTCTTGAAAGAACTTCCGCCAACAGGCTTCAATTCAGCAAAAACAACACACTCACCAGCCCCACCAGAAGTTCCTGTTGTGCTAACAACCAAAAACTGATCTTGACCAGTAATGTCAGTGTTATCGTCTGCAAACTGTCCCACTGCGTTTCCAACCTTCATCGAAACAGTATTGCTTGCAGGAGCAGCAGTCGTGTAAGACTCAACCCCAGCACCAAGACCATTAAGAGGAATCTCTACCAACTGCCCAATAGAAGCTTGTTCTGCCAAAGCGATTACTTTTCCATTTGTAAGGCATTCAGCAGCCACTTCTTTAACAGCGCCAGTTGCAGCATTTCGGGCATAAATCCCGACATTTATTGTAACTGGATTAGTTGCAAACTCTACAGTGTTTTGCGCCCAAAGTTTTGTAACAATGTATTCGCCACCATAGGTGTCTACACCGTTCATTCCGGGCATCGCATAGAGATTTCTAATCGCTGAGTCCTTTACAAGAGCACCACTGGGAGACCCACGAAGAGCAGCAGTAATCGCCGCCTCTACGCCAGCAAGGTTAGGGGTTGCCGATGTGGTGTGAAACATAACAACACGAGGTCCAAGCTTTGACGCCTGGTCTGTGGCTCCCGCAGGACCACTTCTTAGATTATCATTCGCCATTTTAATTCTCCTTATGCGAAAATATCATGCCCAACAACAGGGGCTAATCGCGCAAAAAATACAACATCCAATTGAGCATTAGCCAAGTTATTGTTTCGTGTAATACGAATGACTTGACCAGGCTCTAGAAAAGGAACACCATCAGCATCTACTGATGCCCCCACTGTTCCAACAGGAACAAAAGAGAGTGTTTCTGCTCCCCCTCTTGACGTGCTAGCAGTAAATCCTTGAACAAAAACAGCCGCGTCAACAGCAGTTGACCCACCCGACCCTGCTGACGCTGGGACAGGGACATTATCTAAAAACGCCGCTGGTCGTGCAGTTCCTCCTGCATCACTTTTGATTCCAATTTCAAAACAATTGGCATGGCCAGTAGTTCCACCAACAAGACTGTATGCTTCAACAGTATACCCAATTTCTAGAACTCGGTACCTTTTGCCAGAAGCTGCAGGCTGTGGTGCCAGATCAATCGTTGCGTCCATGTTATCAAGTTGCTGAACCCCAGAAGTGACTAAAACCTCCGCCAACTCGTTTGATACGTTATGTGCTTTTTGAAAGCTCATATCATCCTCCTTAAAGGCTAGGGGGCAAAAGCCCCCCAGTCAGTCATTAGGTGCTAATCAACCCAGTTGGTACTCGGATATCCTCTTCACGGCCTTGGCAGCGTGGGTTCTCACAAACAAGTTCAAACTCGTTGTAAGCATACGCTTGGAAGGCAAACGTGCCAGGAATTTGCTTGAAGATGGCTCCAGTCGAGGTGTCCCAACCGTAATCACCAAGCTTCACTCGCTTCATCGCAGAACGATCCATGATGGTGTAGCTGTTCAATGGAGCAGACCGTGCAGTCTCCCATGGAATCTGACGCGCACCGTACTGGTATGCAATCGTGCTGTGACCTTTAAGAGCTTTGAGGTCTGTCTGCATGTAGACAGGATCAATCTCCTGGAGGTAAACCTGAAGCAAAGAGTTGTGTGAGAAGATAACAGGATCCATCTCATCAACATCTTTAGGTCCAAGGTCTGCCATTCGCATCAACAAGCTAGTGATTCGCCAGTGGTTAAAGTCACGAAGGTTGTTGTTGTTTCGGACAATAAAAGACTGCCAAGGCGCTGCTGTGGCACGATCAATTCCGTGGTATGTACCGATGTCTTCAATCGCATCAGCAAGACCAGTAATTGAGTTACCCCATTCGTTTCCGTTTGCGTCACCTTCAACAATAAACATCTGAGCCGCATTGTTAGCAAGCGCAACATCCAGTGTAAATGTTTGTGCTGCCTGGTTTACAGTCTGAATAATACCGCTTGTACCTGCGTTAAGCACCAATTGAGCCTGAGTACCAATTTGAACTTGCATGCCAGGACGAAGGTATCGACAACCAGCATAAGTTGCCATGTATGCTTTGGTGTTTGTCAAAGTGGTATCTGTTTCACGCTGACGAGAAGGAATCGCTGCGTTGGCAAGAAAAGCCCCAGACGCAGCCGGAATAACACCAATCACACCAGAGTTTGCAAATCCAGCAGCACCAGGAAGTGCAGCACCATGCGTTCCACCCCAGTACTTAGGTCCAACTCGGTTTTTGTGTGAGTTCTTCACATCAGAAACCAACTCGTCCATGATCTGCCGGTACATGCCTGGCTTGTCATGTGCTCGCATGAGCTTTGGTCCAGTGATCTCCACAATGTCCATGTGAGGATACAATCGAACCGTAGACTCGCTGTAAGAAGGTGGGTTGTAAGCAGGAAGAACAGGTGCAGCAGCGCCCGGTCCACCAGAAACAAAACGACTTCCACTTCCCTCAGAGGTCTTGTACAGTTGGTACAAAGAGTCTCCACCATTCCAGTCTTCCTGGTTAATGGAGTCAATCCACTTCTCAACATCATCAACAGAGTCAAGAAGCTTGATAATTACATCAGCGTAAGTGTACTGGAATAGTTCACTAAACGCTCCTACGGACGTTTGGCTGGTCTTATTAAAGGCCATTGTGTGTCTCCTTAGCTAGCCGTCTTTTTCCGACGGATCAAATCTTCAAGCAAGTTGCCAGCTTCCTCGGCACTGCCGGGAGCTTTTGGCATTTCTTCAAATCCGGCAGCAGAGAACATATCGGGAAGCATGGCTTTGCTTTCAGCAGCCTCTCTTCGCTTTCGATTTTCCTCTGCCATTTTTGATGTCATTTCATTAAACTTACTCACTCGCTTTTTAGCGATTGAAAGCGCAATGTCTTTAACATCACCAACAGGCTGACCTACGGTCTGCCGTCGCTTAACTTCTTCCGAAGCATCAAGCATAATTAATCGGTCAAAATCCATAATCGTTTTAGACTCTGGGTGCGAATTTTTAAACGCCTCCAAAGCACGATCTATCTCTCGACCTGCAGTTTGCTGAAGAGCATCCGTTGCATATTGTTCTGCGGCTTGAATGCGTGGCTCAAGTCGTTGAGCAATCATCTTTTCCACAAGT